ACAACGAAAGTGTATGGATGAAGAAAACTTTAAGATGCCTTGTTGGTCTGAGTTTCAAGCTTACCAAAGAGGATTACAAAGAGCATACACTAAATTATTAAATGCAATACCTGACCAAGGAGATAAGCAACATGGAAGAGAAAGTAAAAATAGAAACAACTGAAACAACTGAAACACCTGTAGAGCCAAAGACAACTGAGGCTGTACAAACAGATACTCCACCAAAGGCATTTGAGATTCCGACAGAAGCTCAAGAATTAGTTGGTGAAGGTAAAAAGTACCAGAGTCCAGAAGAGGCTCTTAGATCAGTACCTCATGCACAAAAGCATATTGAGACTCTTGAGTCTGAACTTGCTGAAGTAAAAGAAGAACTGACTAAGAGACAAACTACTCAGGAACTTATAGATGAACTTAAGTCTGGAGGACAGCCTTCTGAGATGACCTCTCAAGAACCTATCCTTAATCAAGATAATCTTATGGCGCTTGTTAATCAAGCTTTAGATAATAAAACTATGCAACAAACTGCTACTCAAAATACTAAGTCTGTATCTGAAAAGTTTACAGCTCAGTTTGGTGAGGCAGCAGAATCTGTATATAATAAAATTACTAAAGACACAGGCATATCCATAGAACAACTAAATAAGCTCTCTGCAACTTCTCCTGGAGCTGTATTAAAATTAGCAGGAATAGAATCAACTAATGCACAATCAATTAGTTCTTCTGGGAATGTTAATACTGATACACTTAAGAGCCAGTCCGTAGATAATTCTGAGTTAAGTGCCCGAGTAAAACAGGGTGCAACAACAAAAGATTTAGCTGCTGCTTGGAAAATTGCAGGTGAGAAAATTAAACAAACATAATTTTATAAGGAAAATTAATTATGGCTAGTACTGCAAACACAACAGCGTTCATAGAAGCGCAACAGTATTCGCAGTTTATTCTTGATAATTTACATGACTATTTACTACCTGAAGGTATGTGGAGAGATGTAACAGACTTTGGTTCTGGTACAACTCTAAACGTTAAAACAGTTGGTACAGTCTCATTACAAGATGCAGCTGAGGATACGCCATTAAATTTCCATGACATTGACACTGGTACTCTAACCCTTTCTATTACTGACTACGTTGGTGATGCTTGGAAAGTTACAGATGACCTTCGTGAAGATGGTTCTCAAATTGACACGCTAATGTCAATGCGAGCTATGGAATCAACTCGAGCTCTTGGTGAAAACCATGAGACTAAATTTTTAAATGTAGCAAATGCTGCTCAAACTACTGCTAACGTTAACTTAGTTAACGGTCGCCCACATCGTTGGGTTGCTGGTGGTTCTGGTGGTACTTCTAGGAAAATTACTTTATCTGACTTTGTAGCAATGAAGTTATCTTTTGATAAAGCTAATGTTCCTGCTGGAGCTAGGATTGCAATTGTTGATCCTATTGTTGAAGCTACTTTAAATGGGTTAATCTCTTTACAAACAGTTGTTGATAATACTCCGAATTTTCAGGGTATTTTAAACGAAGGTTTTGCAAGAGATCATAAATTTGTTAGAAATATTATGGGTTTTGATGTTTATACATCTAACTTCCTACATTCAGTTACTGTAACAGAAGATATTGACGCTTCTGCTTATGGACTAGCTGATGATGTATCAGTTGTAGGTAATAAAGCTAATGTATTTATGTGTGTTGCTGATGACTCTTGTAAACCTTTAATGCATGCATGGAGACGTGCTCCGCAAACAGAAGGTTGGAGAGATAATGAGGAAAGAGCTGATAAATATCAGGTTACTTCTCGTTATGGATTTGGTGCACAAAGACTTGACACTTTAGGTGTTATCATTACTGATAATGCTTCATACTAGGAGAATATAATGGGATACGAAGTCGGCGGGAAAAGAGGCGTGGCTACTCATTATGGTCCTCGTACTACAGATGGACAATATGGTGGTCAAGAAAGTTCGAAAGAAGGTTTACTTAAATCAGCGGAATGGGATTTTACATGGGATAATTTACCAGTTACTGGCACTACAGCATTAACTTTTAAATTACCAGCAAATGCCATTGTTAAATCAGCATTAGTTTATATTACTACTGCTTTTGCTGGAACAAGTACACCAACAATGCAAGTAGGGCTCGTAGGAGCAGCTACAGATCCTAACGGATATGTAGATGAAGCTCAGGGTACTAATGCATTGATATTAACTAAAGGTGCTGTTATTACAGGCGCAGGAGTCTATATTGGTAAAACAGTAGGTACTTCAGATGCTGCTATAACAGTGACAGCTCAAACTGGTGCATTTACTGCTGGTGCGGCTAAGTTAAGAATTACATACGTTTATAACTAGACTGTGTAATTAGTAATACCTCGGTAAACATTTTCTCAAAAAGAAGATGTTTACCCCTAATTTAACAAGGAAATAAAATGACAATTCAACATAATACTATTACTGGGAGCGACTTGCATGAGCCTAAAGGTGTAGCTGCAGCTGCTGCCAATAAAGTTTATGTGTCAAATGGTTCAGCATCAGGAGCTTGGTCAACACTGACTACAAGCACTATGGCTTTACCAAAAGGAAAGTTTCATTTTTATAATGTAGGTTCTCCATATACACATACATGGAATGCTTCACCTACTATAGTAGCACCAACAACAATAGCTTCTGGTTTAGGAAGCTTAGTAACAGAAGCAACTTCTGCACGATTAACATATACTGGAAGTCTTACAGCCGTAGTAAAACTTGATTTTGATATCACAGTTCAACATGCTGTAGGTTCTGATGTTCCAGTATTAATAGCTGTACATAAGAATGGAACTGTTATAGCAGGTTCTGAATCTTATGCAGATGTAGTTACAGCAGATGCAACTCATATAGTTGGTTCTTGTATAGTCTCAGCAGCAACAAATGATTACTTTGAAGTATATGCAAATAATACAACGGGTGCTGGAGATATGACAGTTTCTAAACTAGCATTAACTCTAACATCAACTTAGGATAAATTATGGCTAAAATGACACTACTTGAAATGGTTCAGGACATTATGTCTGATATGGATTCTGATGAAGTGAATGCTATCAATGGTAGTGCTGAAGCTACCCAAGTAGCTAATATTATTAAGAGTACTTATTATAATATTATAGATGGTCGAGACTATGCTTTTCTTTATGAATTATTTAGAATGTATACTAGTGGAACTACAGATAGACCTACTCATATGAATTTACCAGATGATGTTATTGATTTAAAATGGATTAAATATAATACTAAAAAATTATCAACCGATAAAGATTTGTATACAAGAATACCTTATAAAACTCCTGAAGAGTTTATGTATATTACAGATAAACGGGATAGTACAGATACAACTAAAATTAAAGTAGTAGCTGATTCAACAGGAATAAGTATAAATGTATTTAAAGATAGACCCCCTGCTTGCTTTACTTCTTTTGATGATATAACTCTAGTATTTGATGGATATAATGCTGTATTAGAAACTAACTTACAGAATAGCAAATCACAATGTTGGGGTAAACGTTCAATAGCATTTACAATAGCTGATGCATTTACTCCTGATTTACCTGTTCAAATGTTTACTTATTTGTTATCAGAAGCCAAGTCTGCTGCTTTTTTAACATTTAAACAAATGGCAAATGCAAAAGCAGAAAAACATTCTATAACACAGAAACGAAGAATGAGTGAGGATGCCTGGCGAATAGCTAATGGTATTACTTATCCAAACTATGGTAGAAAGTCTAATACCTATAAAAAACCTAACTACTAGGAGATTATATGGCGAGTACTCAAAATACACCTGCCTTTATAGAGAAACAAAGGTATGGTAAAAAAAAGAAAAGAGTTATAAAAAAAGTTAAAGGGAAATCAAAAAACTATGGATAAAAATATAATAAGAAGTTATAAAACTAAAGGTACTAAAGAACTACAAACCTTTATCAATCCTGGAACAGCTCATTATAAACTACAATGGGATGGCGGGGGTGAATTACCACAAGAATTAACAGGTTTATATACATCTTTAAATCTAGTAGATACTGCAGTTTTATCTTACTTAGGGAATATAAAAGAAGAGAAGGTACATAAAACAGCTAAAGAAAAATATTACGCTAAGCAAGAACAAAAAGCCCAGGAAATCTAAATGGCTGTAAAAAGCGAAAAATTATTTAGGACCTTTATTAAAGGACTAGTAACTGAGGCAAGTCCTCTTACTTTTCCTGAAAATGCCTCTATTGATGAAGAAAACTTTGTTTTAAATAGGGATGGTTCAAGATCAAGACGATTAGGACTTGAATATGAAAATGGATATGCTTTAGTTGCTACTGGTTTTTCAGCTACAGATTTACAACAAAGTAAACAATCTTTTCATAAATGGGAGTCTCCTGGAGGAGATACTTCTGTAGCTATTGGAATGATTAGAGTTAAAGATAAATTTTGGTTTGCAAATTTATTAGCTGCTTCTCCTAGTGCTACATTACTAAATAGTGGAGCTGCTATTACACTTGCAGGACTAAGCAATGCTGATATTGAAGTTGATATTATAAATAATAAAGCTGTTATTGTTAGTTCAGACTTAGACTCACCAGTAGTTTTTTCATATGATCCAAGTTCTGCAGCTGTTTCACAAACAACAATAACAGTAGAAATTAGAGATAACTATGGAGTTTCTGATGGTTTAGCTATTGATAATAGACCAGCAACCCTGTCTGATACACATAAATATAATCTTAGAAATCAAGGGTGGGCTGAAAATATTGTTACAGATAGTTCTTCTTTTCCAGATGCTCTTGACTATACTAAAGATGAATTAGGAGTCTATCCAAGTAATGCCGATTCCTATGATCTAGGTAAAAATGCTAATGCTGCTGATGCAGATTATGAACAATATAATCCTAATAATTTAAATAATAATTCTACTAGTTCTTTTGAGATTGCTAAGGGAAGTACTATTATTGATGCGTTTAATCGTGGTACAAGTAGAACAACTATACATGGAACAACAGTTCCTTTAGATCAAGAAACTGGTAATATATCTACTATTGCTTCTTATGCTCAAAGATTATTTTATTCTGGTGTAGCATCAAGTATATCTGGAGGAGATACAAAATCTCCTAATTATAGTGGCTATATATTCTTTTCTCAAATTATTCAAAATATAGATGGATTTGGTAAATGCTATCAAGATTTAGATCCAACTAATCCAGGATTAAATGATTTACTATCTTCAGATGGTGGAACAATACAGATACCTGATATTAACAAAATTGTTAAAATTGTAGCTAGCCAATCCTCATTATTAGTTTTTGCAGAAAATGGTGTATGGGAAGTTTATGGAGATACTGGAGGGTTTATTGCAACCTCTTTCCAAGTTAGTAAAATATCTACTAATGGTGTATCAAATGCAAACTCTGTTGTTGATGTTAATGGTAGTTTTGTATACTGGTCAAAAGCTGGAATATACATGATATCACCAGAATCTGCAACATCAAGATTTGCTGCTCAGAGTTTATCTTTAACTACAATTCAAACATTATATTTAAATATACCTGATATAGGAAGAAATAATTCCAAAGGTTTTTATGATGAAAAAGAAAATAGAGTAAGATGGTTATATAATGATACGGATACATATAGTGCAAATAATTATATTAATAAATATAATAAAGAATTAATTTTAGATTTAACTTTACAAGCTTATTATGTACAGAAATTTTCTGATCTTGCAGGAGCAGCTGTACCAAACTCTCCTTTTTTAGCAGATCATGTAGATATACCAGGTTATGTTATATCTACAGCAGCTAGTAATGTTGTTGCTGGAACAAATACTGTTATAAATACTGCCGGAACTACTGTTATAGTTACTGAGGATATTGAAGCTAATAGAGTTACACAGTTTGGTTATTTAACTTTTATAGGTAGTAGTTGGACAATTAGTAAAGCTTCAGAGAATACATTTAAAGATTGGGCAATAGCTTCTCCTAGTACTGGAGAGAGTTATTCAAGTTATCTTGTAACTGGTTATGAATTATTTAATGATATAATGAGAAAAAAGCAAGCTACTTATATTTTATTTTATTTTACAAAAACAGAAGATGGATTTAGTGCTAGTGGTTCTGACTTTATTTTAGATAATCAATCCTCATGTATGGTACAAGCACAATGGAATTGGGCTAATTCTGCCGCTGGAGGTAACTGGGGTACTGAGTTTGAAGCTTATAAATTATTAAGAAACTATACTCCATCAGGAGCCTCTGATACATACGACTCAGGAGATAGTGTTATAGTTACTAAAAATAAACTAAGAGGTGGTGGTAAGTGCTTAAGTTTAAAAATACAATCTACTGCAGGTAAAGATATGAAACTACTTGGGTGGGGGATTCCCGTTACAGGAATAGATAATGTCTAAAAG